CTCTGTTCAGTGTAAATTCAGCCCAAGGGTTAGTACAATCGTCGAGTTGCAGGCATAGGCCTCGAATAATTTCTTCATCGAAACCAGTCCTGGCGGCTATAACTCGAGTCATTAAGTCAACATCCTTCACATCTTGGGGCCACGATCCTCCCTCAGTCAACCAATAAGGTTTCTCCCGATCCACGGTCCTTCGACCGCGACGCACGTCCTCAGTTTCCGTGTCATCCAAACCTTCATAATAACGCGTAACCATTCTAGCATAATGGCTGGTCACTGGAGTCAATCCATCTGTGACCAGATACCCACTTAATCTATCAAGGGCTGCTGAAGCAATAGGAATATTTGGATCTCTTTGCGTTAAATGCAATTTCCGCCATGTTCTCAATGGGTCCTGAAAGGTTGTTGTTGTGTTATAGGGATCAGGATAAACTCTAGCAAGGAACGTAATTCCTAGTTCCGGCTTGAATTTGTCAATCTTAATTTTCATCCCTAAATCATCCACAACTTTCAACATAGCTTTCTTATACAACTCATCGAACAGACTGTCATCACCAAACGCTAATCCAATCAATCTAAAGGCTTCCCTCAAAGACAAATCAGGTTGGGTCATGCGTATCGAACAATACATCACAAACGCGTCTATTATAGAATTTCCATCACACGTCGTCGGGCTTCCACTTTTAACACCAACACCGGCATCATAACGAAAACCAAATCGCTTGGCTCTCGCTGGACAACTAATCAACATATCCAAATAACCGGTGAGTTCAGCCCTATACTTAGGATGGAACCAACGTAAATAACACGGATTCACAACATGCCGTTGAATCCACGCCGACACAGTGCCGTCCATATTCTCATAGTCGGCTTCCATAGGTGTGAAAATAGATTTAACATATTCACAAACTTTTTCAGCTATTTCTCGAGGCGTTTTCCCAGGACAAAACCAATGATCATTTCCTTCGTTGTGCAAAACCTTATCCCTAAATGACAGTGTAAATGATGAAAACTTTGCTATGAATCTCATGTCAGCAAATGAAGAAATGATCCTACCAGTCTTCATACAAGGCTCATTCTTAACAAAGGCCTCGATCAATTTGCGACAAGTCATGTCAATAGTTTCCCATATTTGCTTAACTGCCAAAGTTTGGGAAGGTTTATTCAACTTCTCAGCGGTTTCCTCCATGGAATAAGGGGCTCCCACGCCATTCTCGGGTGTAACTAGTTTCACAAATTCACTCGCGAAGGCTTGAATCCTAGGACTTGGTGTCCTAGTATTATTAACAGCGGTCACTCTCCTTTCCAAAGAAATAGCCAAAGACTCCCATCTTTTTATCATAGGGACAAGATTGGAATCAGTAACTATGGGTGTGGCGTAAACTCTACTTTTTGTTTCGGGTTCATCTGCCTCATTGGCTAACGGCCAATGGACTTTTGCCCGGATGGGATTACCAACCCGGGCCGGATCACTCTTGGGGGGTTCTTTACCAGCAAAATACTGGCCAACTAAAGCCATAAACCCAGCTTCTTTATAGCCCATACCTAGCATTCTAGTTGTAACAGATTGTGCGGAACTCAAACCCATAAGTATGTCATAATCCTCCTTATTGACATTAAAGCAAACATCTTCACCTTGACGTCCACAACTAATGGTGAGTTTCTCCTTAACTTGGCTAATTAAAGCATTCCAGCCTAAGCGAAATTTATCCGCATACGCAACACGTTTCAATGTGCG